TCCTGGCACAGATCAAAGCCAGAATGAAGATCGCAGAGGATGCGCGGAAGTTCCTGGTCAAGCCGCTCAACGATCACGTTGCCACGATAAATGCCAAGTTCAAGGAAACGCTTACGCCACTTGCAGAGGCAGAGAACACCGTCAAGGCAGGCATGACACAGTATCGAGAGAGTGATGCCTTCAAGATTGCGGATGAAAAACGGAAGACCTTGGAGATGGAAGCGCGAGCAGCTATGCGTGAAGGCGACACGGCTGGACTACGAGACATCGCTGTCCAGCACGCAGAGGTAGCCTCCGAAACCTCCAACACGATTGCGACGAACAGCGGCAAAGTGAGCTATCGCAACGTGCAGCGCATGGAGATTGTTGATGCCGAAGCTGTCCCGAGAGAGTTCCTTGCACCAGACGAAAAGAAAATCATGCAGGCGCTCAAAGCGGGCGCACTTATTCCTGGCATCAAATCATGGATTGAAAAGGTGCCATCCATCTCTACATCCATCCTATGAAACCAGAGCAATTTGTCGAAATCCCAAAGGTAGCCGCGATCCTTCTCCTCTCATTGAGAGCTCACAGTCAAGTCATCAGTCAGGTGATGGATTGTGCATACAAGGAGGAAAAGAACCTATCCGCAGATTTTCGCTTCGCTCTCATCATGTTGGTTGAGAGCTACGAAAACTTTGTCAGTTCATTTGAAAAAGTAACCCAATCACACTATGACCATTCAAGAAAAGACCGCACAGATTCAGCAAATCACAGCTCTGCTCGCAAGCCTCGAAATCGAAAAGCAAAAGCTCAACGAGGAGCTCGTCCTGATAATGAACGAAACCGACGGACGAAAGCGGAAGCGCCGAAAAATGAAAACGAGATGACAGCAGCAAGTAACACTAACCCACTCGTATGATCCACCACTACGTCCTCGCCATCTCTGTCGTGATGACAGCTATGACGCTTGCTCTCAACGGAGTGACTGACGGCCGCCAAGCAGAGCGCCTCGCTGACCTCAAAACTCGTGCCGAGAAGCTCGACACCGAGCTCGTGAAACTCGACAAGGACATCAAAGCCATCGGCGAGAGGACCATCTACGCCATCGCCATCAAGTCTACCGTGTCAGGCTACACCTCGCGCCCAGAGGAGACAGACGACACCCCGTGCATCGGTGCATGGGGTCACAACCTCTGCGAGATCAAACAGAAGGGCACCAACATCTGCGCCTCCAATGACTTCCCACCTGGCACCAAAATGGAGATCAAGGACCTTGGCATCTGCTTCGTCCTCGACCGCATGAACAGCCGCTACACGGGAAAGCAACGCATTGACTGGTACTTCGGCAATGACCTCAAGGCCGCCAAGGAGTTCGGGGTCAAAAAGCTCGACGTTGTGATCGGCACTGCTCTATGAACGCCGAACCTCTGGCCTTCCTCGCGGTCCAGCTCGAACGCGGGAAGCCGACAGGCAAAGCCACATACTACGATTGCAGGAAGTGCGGCGGGCAGATGATGGTCGAGAACGTGACGCACTGCCCGACCACGATCCATGTCATGTGTCAATCCTGCAAGCACTGGGTTGATCTGGTATTCAATCGCACCCGTGTCTGCCTGCTATGAGCAACCTCAAGCGCGGCGCACTCAAAGTCGCTGTCGAGAAGGTACTGCGCGAGCAGCCATCAACACGCGACGATGATGCCCTCCTCACGCTCTGGGTCTGGCTCGAAGTCGCGCCCGACAAAATGGAAGCTATCCCAGGACGTGAGGGAAAGTGGGTCAAAGCCCGCAACATCCTCGACCTACCAAAAGAGGATCATGTCAGTCGTATCCGTCGCTGGTTTCAGGAACGCGGCCAATATCCAACTACTAACCCATACATTGCCCGAAAGCGCCATCAGTCAGAGGAGGACTGGAAACGGTGGAGCAAGACAGGTGATGCCTAAAATCTCACTATGCAAACATACGAAGGAATGGAGGTCATGCCCATGTGGGCACACCCTAACGAATACTCACCAAAATCGCGCCTTGTGGCTTTCCTGTTCGCCTTTTTTCTAGGCAGCTTCGGGGTCCACAGGTTCTACGTCGGGAAGGTCGCCACGGGTGTCCTGTGGCTCTGCACGCTGGGCTTTGTCGGCCTCGGTGCTCTCATTGACTGCCTCGTGATCCTCCTCGGTGGGTTCCGCGACGGCGACGGCAAGATGCTCGTCCGATGGTAAAGCTGTACATTATCCACAAACCTATACAAATCTACCTATGCAACTCGTCTATACACTCCCAAGCCGTCCGATGACCGCAGTCGAACATTTGACCGAGCTCATCACCTACCAAGAGAACGTCAAACGTCAGGCAGAGATCGACAATCGCTTTTTTCAGCGCCGCATCACCAAGGCATCCAACGGCAAGGAGGAGCAGGAAGCAATGCAGAACGCCGCAAACTGTCAGACAGCCATCGTGCGATCTGATGACATCCTGGCCTACCTGCGTGAAGTGTTGGAGGAGGAGAAGGGGAAAGCAAGCGTTTAGCGCGTCAGCCGTGGCAACACGGCTCTCGCTGTGTGGTGATGAGGGACAAATGAGGCGTTCAACTCGCCTCCATCATCACTGCGCAGCGGGAATTGACCCGCACACGTCTTGCAAGACAACTGGCTGCCGAGGAATCGGAGGGGATGGAGCACCAAACGCTCTGACGAGATAATGCGGAGGTAGCTCCTTCGCTCTCGCCACATGGTCACTCGTGCCTAACACGCCAGGCAGGAGCGGCCAGGTGGCGGGAAATGAAGTCGGGCACCATTGGAGTATAATGGCAGCATAACCCAACGACCCACTATGATCTCCGACTTCGCCACCACTCGGGTCTCTCTCGTCACACTGGAGCAGTATGGCGCCAAGGGAGACGGCGTGACCGACGACAGTGCAGCGCTCACCAGCGCACTAGCGTCTGCCTCTGCTCCGTGTATTTTGCTTGCTCCCAGCAAGACCTACCTGGTCCCTGGATCCTTCAACTTGCCAGCCAAGACCTGCATCCTCGGCTGGGGTGATACGTCCGTCCTCAAGACGACAGCCAACAGCTCGCTCTTGAGCGTGGCAGGTGATGACGTGACGCTTGATAGCTTCAAGCTGCTCGCTAACAAGACAGGCGCCGCACAGAACGGCATCCAGAACGGGACAGCCACCGCAAACAGCGGCTATCGTCGTTTACGTCTCAAGGACATCACAGTGGAATCCTTTGGAAACGACGGGCTGATATATCAACGCTTGAATCAAGCCGCTTTTCCGTACTATGACGGCATGGAGATCACAGGCGGTCGCTTCATGGACTGTGGCACAAACGGTCTCAACATCGAGGTGCGCGGGGAGTATGCGAAGCTCGCAAATGTTCAGTCATCGGGCAACATCATCGGCATCACTATCAAAGGGGGCAGTCTGTCCGCCGTGGGCTGTCACTTCGTCGGCAATGGCACAAATGTTTACCTCAAAAACGGGGACAACGCCGCGCATGGTGTCATCTCTGGGTCCCTCGTCAACCATGCCTCGGGATATGCCATCAGGGTCGATACAGACGTGGCTAACGGCTTCAAGTTCGTTGGCTGTGAGGTCCATGGAGGTGTTCTATACAATGCGACCAAGACATCCCTCATCGAGTTCCATGACTGCTCACTTGAATTGCCCGAATTGTGGTTTGCTGGATATTCTTGGTTCAAGAATTGTACAGCGGTGACGGCTTCAGCAAGCGTCAACGTAATCACCAACAACTACGGTGGCGTGGCATCGCGGACCCTCTGGGAGAATACGAAATACCAGCCCACGGGCGTTGTGACGCCTCTCTATGACGTGGGTGGGCTTCTCACGCCGTGCTACGAGGGCGGCTTCGCAAAGTCTACGCTCGCAAGCGATCTGACCTACACCACCACGCAGATGGGTACGGGGACGGTTATCGTGCTTGGTACGGCTGCCCTCAACTCCCTGCAAAATCACACGGCCTACACACACGATACCTTTTACTCAACCTCGACGGGTGTCTTCACCGCGAAGGGCTTGGGGAACGGCACGACACGGATCAAGGCCAATTTCCGCGTGGAGAAGAACGCCGCCGACACGTTCCAGACCATCGCCATCCAGGTACGCAAAAACGGCGCAGTCATCGGCTACGCCTCAATGGGAGGCAGTGCCGTGAACGCAAACACGGCCAACTACATCGTGGACAAGAACATCAACACGGTTGCAGGTGACACCATTGACTTCGTTGTCATCGGCACCACAGCAAACAGCGTGGTCATCAAGACCACCGAGACGGTCATCGAAGTCGAAGGTCTGTAGTCACGGCAGAGCAGGAGGCAACTCCTGCCTCGTCCTGGGCGAGCAAGATGGTGTGCAGCACTGGTTCACATCATTTCCTTGCCCTCCCAGGACGGTGCAAACCGTAGGCGAGAGCGGTTCGCCAACAAGAGCCGAGATAGCATGGCCTCGGCAGTCGCCTCTCCGTCGTGTGCCAGCGCACTCAAAAGGCGCTCCACTTGGGCACATGATGGGGAGGCGGGTGTAGCTCAACGGCAGAGCGGCGGAAGCAACCGCAATCCGCATGGTGCGGGTTCAACTCCCGTCATCCGCAATCAGGAGGTAAAAATGAAGGTTCAGACGAGCACAGACGGCATCGTCGAAATCGACGTCCACGTCCAACACATCCGCTTTGTGAGGATGCTGCAATTCTACTGCCCATCACTCAAAGTGGAGGCAACGCGGAACGGGAGGCGCTACAATATCGCGCTCACCCACTTCCGCTTTGACGAGATCGAGATCGAACGGCTGAACAGGCCAGAGAGGAAATCGGCATGAGGATCCAGACATCACGGGGGGTCGTGGTGCTCAACGTCACCCTCGCGGACGTTCCACTGCTCCATCTGCTCCAGGGGCACTGCCCGTCTCTCAAGGTTGAGCTGGCGAGCGGTGATCTGATGGCACTCTCCGAGTTCCGCTTCGATGACCGCAAGTCGCTCACGGAGCTCAACAAGGATACTCTGCCCATCGTATCGGATGGCGGAAACTCTATGCGCTAGTGTTCCATGTGGAACATCGGCGCCCAAGGCCATGCGCATCCTGCCATGGCCTGTCTGTTATCTTATCCACAGGATAGCCTTATCTTGGCTAAAACTACACCAATTCCCACACTCTTGCTATACGGCTTGCCGCATGGTATAGTGTAGACATGAGGGTGAAACCTAAATCACCTCAACATAACCCAAGTATGAACCCAAGCTACACATACCCTGCCGATGCCTCCCACATCGACGCAATCGCTACCAAGAGCCTCTGGAGCCATTCCTGGTCACTCCAGACCATCCGTGAGTGGTTTGACCAACCTCGTGGCACCAATGGCCGCTACGGTGCCAAGCCGCAGACAAACGTCATTGCCTGCTACATCTTCATGGTCACGATCACCGTCCTGGCCATTTACCACTGGATCGTGTTCAAAATGACGTATGGAATCAACTAGGATTGAATCTAACGAGCCTTGTTGTCCGAATTGCGACAACCGCACCAAGCGTGGCTTCACTCCTTCCCAAAAACTTCGATTTGCCCTGTGGCACTACTGGAAGGCGAAGGGTCAGGTCGGTGCTTTCGAGGAGTTCCATCTGGACCAGATGCACTTGATCGTTGAGAGAGCGTACGATCTGGTGGAGAAGGAGGTGCAGCTTCGTGGTGGAGTGACGGAAACCGCCAAGCAAGATTGACGCTTTTGAGCAGTGACGTATCCTCTGGGTACAATTAAAGATCACAGGTGGGTACCGCGTCTCATACGCCATGCTCATCTGCTGTCTGGCTCTTACAGCCTGGCACGATAATCCCCTAGCCCGCATGGTTAGGGGCTTTCGCTTTGGAGGTTTACCGATATATCGTCCTCCATTGTCCTGCTCTCCTCGCCACAGCAACAGTGTGGATTGGGTACGTCCAGACACGCCAGGACTTTCGCATAGCGTGCTGGCACGGGTCAGCCATGGACGGCAGCCATTGACTTGCCAAGGCTGCAAGGCGAACCCTCTCCGCGATTTGACTAGGCATCCAACAGACGGCTCGCGGGGTACGCCCGACCGTTCTGTCAGCGGGGTTATCACTTAGCCAACGCAAAACCCCGTCACAAGGACGGGGACGTGCGGAAACGGCCTACCCTTTCGGGTAAACGAATAGGTTGTACTAACGCTGTTAGTGTAAGCCGTTTCATAGGCAAAAGCAAGTATCGCATCGCCGCAGGGGAGTGCCAAGGTCATCTCTGTGGACACTTTGCACCTTTGCTGTGGATAACTACGGAATCCGCTAACGTGAGGGATTTATGCTAAACTTAGGGACATGCGCAAGCTCGACCATATTGTCGGCTCCGACAAAAAGGTACGGAGACACGAGGAAACGGAGGCACAGGCCACGGTTTTGACGGGTCTCCGCTACTTGGGATTTTTGGCCTGGCGCAATCAGAAGGGGATCATCCCAATCTGGGCAGGCACGGGTCAGACGCGCAGGGTCATCGCTACGCGCAAGAACAGGGAGAGCGAATACACGAACGGCTTGCCTGACATCTTCGTCATCCTGAAGCCAGACGGTATGCTCCTGGGCATTGAGATGAAGTCAACGACGGGCAAGCTCTCGACCGATCAGGAGACCTGGCGTGACAGGTTTTTCCACAATGGCGCCGAGTATCTCGTGGCAACGTCATGGGATGAAGTCTTGAGATTTTTGCAATCCAAAGGATATGCCAGCAATGGATCACCTGCCATGCGACTGCGCTCAATGTGAGCGCCTCGTCATGCGTACCGCGCACATGCTGTACCGACAGCTTGGGCTCTATGAGAAGACAAACGAATACAGCCGAGAGCATTTCCAAAAGACACTGGAGCTGGTCCGAGGAGTGCTTCGGCACATGGAGGAAGGAATCTAAACACATCACACTATGGTCACAGAAAAAGACATCAAGGAGCTCGACGTACTCATGCAGCAATACGCGCGGCTCAAGACACTCATCAAAAAGCGTGACGCCATGACGGTGGAGATTGAGAAGCTGTCAACGATGATCCACTCCAAGATCGGCGTCGGCGTCAAGGATTTGCAAACTTCCTGATATGCAAGCACCGAAAATCGCACGCACGTCGATACAGAAGGCGATGGCTGCGGCGCAGCAGAGACTTGCAACAGCAGACGAGCAAAGCATCCCACGGCATTACGCCTTTCTTCGTGGCCTTCAAGACGTTGCGCGGGACTTTGAGCAGAGCGAGGCCACAATGGATCAACAGGAGCGCGAAGAATTGAGCGGGTACATGGCTGGCGTTTTCCACGGCATCTGTGAGCTGTTCGGAGTGGACAGCCATAAGGTCATGAACAGCAGCATCTTCGCCAAGGCCAAGCACTCCCCCACTCCGTCTTTTCCGACGCATAAACACCGTGCTCCCACCGTAAAAAGGCCGAAAAAGCGAGCCAAAGCCCGATAGGGGAGTGGGGATGCTACCATGTGGATATATGGAACCGACCACTCAATCCTTCAAGGGACAAATTGGTGGCTATCGTCCAAACGCAGGGCGCAAGATGGGAAGCAAAAACCCCAACACCAAGATGCGCCTCGACCTGCAAACGCGATGGCTTGAACGCATCAACAAGATTGCTGATGCTATTTTTGATGCACACGAAACTCTCGCACTCGGGCATTGGTTTGAGGATGAGATCAACGGCACACGCATCCGCATCTACAAAAAATCACCAGACCGCGCTGCGTTGGAATGGATACTCGATCAGACCTTTGGCAAGGCGCCGCTCAAGCTGGAGGTCGAGGGTGAGATCACAACAGGCTCCTACCAGGTGACGCCAGAGACGCAGGCAGTGCTTGAGCAAGCCATCCTCTATGCTCTCCCAGACGAAAACCAAGCCGACGATGACGGCACAGCCAACCCTCAAGGCGAGGAGGTACAGCCGACCGAGAACGCTGACACGCCGCCTGCTCCATGATGAGGACTTCCGCAAAGCGCTCGCCAAGCGTTCGCTGTTTTGGTTTGCACACATCTATTTTGCGAAGTACATCACGCACTCAACGGCTCGCTTTCAACGCGAGACTTATGCCTCTCTTGAGGATGAGGAGCTGCACTTCATTGAGCTGCTGGGCTTCCGTGGCTCCACAAAATCAACAATCTGCGGGCTCATCTTCCCAATCTGGGCACTCATCGCGGGCAGGCTGAAGTACGGCTTGCTGATCGGCGACACGTTCCCACAGGCTCGCCAATACCTCTACAACCTACGCACAGAGCTTGAGACCAACGAGATGCTCATTGCGGACTTTGGACCGTTCAAGCCGACCGATAAGGAGGCAGCAGAGGAATGGCAAAAGACCACGTTCGTGGTCCCTGGCTACAATGCCCGCTTTTCTGCGCACTCCACAGGGCAAAATATCCGTGGCTTGCGTCACCTCGAACACCGTCCCGATCACGTTATCTGCGACGACATCGAGAACCTGGAAGGGGTGCGCTCGAAGGAGCAGCGGGATAAGACGTACAACTGGCTGAAGTCAGACGTGCTGGGTGTTGGAAATGAGCGCACCCGCATCATCCTTGTTGGCAACCTTTTACATACAGACAGCGTGATGAATCGCTGCAAGCGTGAGATCGAAACGGGCAAGATGAAGGGCAAGCTCTTGGAGTTCCCAATCCTCAAAGGAGGCAGACCTTTGTGGCCAGGCAAGCATAAAAGCCTCGCTGACGTTGAGGCTGTGCGTCAACGCATCGGCAACGAGAAGGCATGGCGCCGCGAGTTCATGCTGCAAATTGTGCCAGACGACGGTCAGGCCGTGCATGAGGAATGGATCAGGCACTACAGGGAGGTGCCCAAGGAGTTCGACCTTTCCGCAAAAGGCTGCGGCGTTGACCTCGCCATCTCCAAGAAGGACAGCGCTGACTACACGGGCATGGTCCGCGGTCAATCGGGGACATTGAACGGGACGCCGAAAATCTACATACACCCTGACGTGGTGAATCGACACTTTTCGATGCACGAGACCGTGGAGCGTTGCGCCTTGATCCGTAGCACGGATGATGGGATCGAGTTCTTCGTGGAATCTGTCGGCTATCAGGAGGCAGCCATCGAGACCATGAAACGCTCATGGATCAACGTCAAAGGCGTCAGACCCATTGGGGACAAGCGTGCGCGTCTTGAGACCATTGCGGGCTACATCCAGGACGGTACGGTCGAGTTCCCAGAGACGGGATGCGAAGACCTCATCATGCAGCTTTTGGGCTTCGGGATTGAGGAGCACGATGACCTTGTGGATGCTTTCGTTTACCTGATCCTTGGGCTGCTCAAGTCATCAGTCGGGAGCGGTTCGGTCGTTTGGATATAACAACAAGACACGAAGGGTGCTAAAATGGAGTCAAATCTATGACATGGATTGAAAACCTGCGTCAGTACGCAAGCCGCCTCATCGTAGGTGGCGAAAAAGGCGCCACTGGCGTTGCCCTCACGCCGATCTACGGCACAGGTGGCTGGTGGGCGCCCGAAGGCGTCTCACAAGCCAAACTGATGGGAGTGAGCAACCCCTGGGTGCAAGCCTGTGTGTTCAAAATCGCGGAGGTCATCAGCGCCGCCAACTTGAGGCTGTACCGCATCAAGGGATCAGAGCGTCAAGAATGGGAGGAGCTTGATGACCACGAGATCCTCCAGCTCTTGAATATGCCGAACAGCTACATGCCGCGCTTTGAGCTGTTCCAGCTCTGGTCAATGCACGATGATCTGACAGGCAATGCCTACTGGCTTTTGGAAGGCATGAAGACGGAACGGAGCAAACCGACGGCTATCTACCCACTGAATCCCAGCTACATCAAGCCGAAGGTCACGACACTCCCAGAGCTCGTGACGGGCTATCTCTACGAGAACGGTGCACAGTCTCGTGAGTTCAAAGCGTTTGAAATCCTGCACTTCCGACGACCAAGTGCCAAAAACCCGTACCTCGGCTTCGGTCCGACCGAGGCTGTCGCGGATAGTATTGACGCGGACAACTGGGCGCGAGAATGGATGCGCAAGTTCTTCCAAAACAGCGGACGACCTGGGCTTGTGCTTGAGACGACCTACACGGACGAGCGGAAGATCAAGCTCCTGCGCGAGACGTTCGAGGACCGTTTCAGCGGAGCATCCAAGGCTCACAAGACGGCTATCCTCCCAGAAGGTGTGAAGATCGCCTCGACGGGCTTCTCACAGAAGGACATGGACTTTGTGGAGCTCCGTCGCTTCTCGCGTGACGAGATCCTTGCATCGTACGGCGTCCCAGCCGTTGTGCTTGGTCTTGGGCTCGGTGAAACGATCAACCGCGCAAGTGCCGAGACGCTTGAGTACGTTTTCCTGAAGCACACTATCAAGCCGAAGCTGTCACGTTTTGTGACCTTCCTCAATGAGTTTTTTGTGCCACTGTTCGGAGCAGACCTTGTGCTTGAGTTCGATGACCCAGTGCCAGAGAACACCGAGATGCTGCTGAAGGAGCACACGGCTGCCTTGGGTGGCCAACCGTACAAGAGCATCAATGAGGTCCGACACGAGGAGGGTCTGCCGCCTATCAATGGCGGTGATAACGTGATGGGTTCCAGCTTACAGGTGCCCGTTGGAGTAGTGCCACAGGGCAAGGTTGCGCCTAAGCACTCCGAGAAGGCACAGAAGCCATCCAAGCGCGTCACAAAGGCGGACAAGCTGAATCAAGCCAGCGATGAGATTGCGAAGCGAGTGGCAGCGGCAATGGTCAAACACCGTGAGGAGCTGACCAAGATGGACTGGGCGCCGATGCACACGGACTTTGTGAAGCGCGTCGTCCCACACGAGAACGCTTTGCAAGGAGCCATGGCAAAGTACGCAATGCTGATGAAGCATCGAGCACTCGATGAGCTAAAAAAGCAATCTGGAAAAGGGGCGCGTGGACGCAAAAAAGCGATTGACGTGGCGAAGCTGCTGGACGTTGAGGATGAGGTCGCCAGCATTATCGAGCTCGTCGGTCCCATCTTCCTGGATATTCTGAAGGAGGAAGGGACAACCGCTGCACGTCTCATTGGCGAAGCGTTTGATGAGACTGACGAACGGATGCGCAAGGCACTCGATCGCAGCATGAAGCTCCTCGCGCAGAAGTACACGGAGGAGACGGTCGCACTCCTCAAGGAGCGACTGTCTGCTGGGATTGAGGCAGGTGCGCCTCTCGATGAGCTTGCCGATGGCGTGGCCGAGGTCGGTGAGTTCTCCGAGACTGTCCGCGCAGAGCGCGTGGCCAAGACCGAAGCCTTCCGTGTGGCCAACTTCGCCACGCGGAGCGCCTGGCAACAGTCTGACGTGGTGTCAGAGGTCAAGTGGTACACAGCACAGGACGAGCGCGTCTGCGAGTTCTGTGGACCGATGGACGGCAAAGTCGTCGGCATTGAGCAAAACTTCTTCGAGAAGGGAGACACCGTGACGGGCTCCGAAGGAGGCAAGCGCAAGCTGGACTATGCAGACGTGGAGAACCCACCGCTGCATCCAAATTGTCGGTGCTACATCAGACCTGAAAGCATCACAGTCGGATGATCGCAAGGAAAATGCTAAACTATCAGCAACTAACACACCCTCTATGTTCCAAAAGACCACCATCGCCAATACGACGCTCACTCTGGCCAATACAGAGTACGAGTACGCGATCCCTGCGGGGACGCGCAAAATCATGCTTTCAGCACGCAATGCTGGAGGTGACATCAAGTTCGCGTTTACGACTGGATTGAGCGGCACGACGTATATGACCATCCTTGCAGGCGGCACTTGGTCCGTTGATGGCGTCTACTTGCGCGGTCAATCCCTGTTCATGCAAAGCCCTACCGCTGGCGTTGTAGTGGAGGCTCTGACATTTCAAGACAACTAAGCTATGAAAAAACCCTCACTATTCTTGGTCGGGCTCCTCACTGCTCTCGGAGTAGTGGGAGGCGCGACCCTCGTGGTCGCACAAAGCGGCTTCGGGATCACACCATCAAACCTTTGGAAGCGCGTCAGTGGCGCTCTGCTCCCCGTGGTCTCCACGGACACGATCGGTGCCTCGGGCAATCGTATCGCTAAGATTTGGGCAACTGACCTAGACACGCTGGCCATCACGCTCGGCGGTGTTGTCTCTGGCAATCTTGAGGTGAGCGGCTATACGAGCACGACCCGCATCCGTACGGCTGACGGGACTGCTGCCGCGCCTTCGCACACATTCACGGATGACCTGGATACAGGCATGTACCGTGTGGGATCAGACCAGATTGGCCTATCAACTGGTGGAACGGTTCGCGTAGGTGTATCAAGTACAGGAGTACTGCCTACGACAGACGCGACCCTTGACTTGGGGAGCGAAACCTTCCGATGGAAAAGCGCTCACTTTGGAGGTGTGGCAGGAGGAGGCGTGACCACTACAGTCACGGGTGATGGCTTGCAGACTGCTCTGACGCTCATCAACTCGGACGTTGGCATCGCTGACGGTCCAGCCATTGACTTCTGCTGGAATGGCGCTTGCACGCAGCGAGGTGGACGAATCGGCCTCTCTCCACAAGGCACAGGAGACGGAGATTTGGTATTCCTGACGGGTGCAGGCGCCGCTCCAGCGGAACGTATGCGCATCACTGGTAGTCAGCTAGGGAGCGCTGGCTATGTCGGTATCGGAAACTCAAACCCACAAACCGCTCTGGACGTGAATGGCATCACTTCATCCACAGGCTTCCTGGTCCAAGGGGTGATTGGCGCTGGAACATCGACGGGCTACATGCTCACAGGTTCTCCGACAACGGACGTGGGCGGCATGTTCCTGACCAACTCGATCAACCTGTATCTTGGGTGGGTGACTGGGAACACGCGCAGTGTCAACTTCATAAACGGTGGATCTACAAGATGGGCGTTCAATAGCACCGATGTCTCTCCCGCATCTGCTGCTGGTATGACACTGGGTACTACCTCGCTGCCTTGGGGTAACTCCTTCATCCAAGGGTTGACGATTGGTGCTGCTGGCCTGGGCACGAATATCTCGCGGCACCTTTCGGCCACAGCATCGCTCAACTTTGCAGCGACTGCTGCGGGAACCTGCGACCTTCTGACGATCACGGTCACGGGTGCGGCAGATGGTGACACGGTAGTGCTCGGCGTCCCAACCGCTCTTGCCGCATCGGACAACTATCAGAGCTTCAATGGGTATGTGAGTGCTGCTGATACAGTGACGGTGAAACGCTGCAACCTAACAAACGCAGTGACAGCATTGAGCGACCCTGCTGCCGCTACTGTTCGCGCGGACGTTTGGAAGCACTAAAATATGGATGAACGTCTAAAAGCGGGCATCCTCGCACTCGTCGCTGGTGCGGTGATCTTCTCTCAATCGGGCGACCAACTCTCGCTCTGTGGTAGGGATGGCAGATGCAGAGCCGTCTCAACGGTTGAATACAAGGAGCTCAAAACATCCCTAGCTGGGAAGCTGGAGAAAAGAGAGGAGTTCACCTTTGACGAGTACGAAACTTTGACCGCTGTGCTCGATCGTGAGGTCAAAGGCGGCGTCACCTTCACTAACATTGTATCGAGCGACGACTTGCGCCAGCGCCTCGCTCAAAAGCTCTATGAATAACCTATACCTCAAGGCCGCGCTGCAAAAAACAGCCGACGGCAAAATCCAGTTCGTCGCTTCCGACGAAACGGTGGATCGAGCTGGGGAAAGTATCCCAGCCGACGCATGGGACTTGGGCAACTTCCTCAAGTCACCCAGGCTCCTCGTGGATCACGACTATCGCGTCGAATCCATCGTTGGCGTAGCCACTAACACCCGCGTGGAAGGAAAAAAGCTCATGTTCGAGCCTGTTTTCCACGAGCTGACAGAGATCGCCAAGACTGTCAAGCGTATGGTCGAGGAAGGCATCCTCGACACGGTATCTGTTGGCTTTCTGCGCAAGCAGGATGAGGAGGGTGGTACCATCAAAAACGAGCTCATGGAGATCAGCTTCGTCGCTGTCCCATGCAACCCCAACGCCCGCATGTTGTCGGTTGATGAGCTCGCAATGGCCAGCAAGAGCATCGAGGGCTTCATCAAGGAGGCTGTGCCAGCCCACACGACGCCCATGATGGAGATGGCTGACGAATGGGACGGAGCTGCTGCGGAGGCCAATCTGCGCAACTGGGCAAGCTCTGACGGCTCTGGTGAGCCTGAAAAGATGGACTGGGAAAAGTACAGCATGGGCTTTGGCTGGTACGACGCCGCCAACAAGGAGACGTTCGGCGCCTACAAGCTGCCTCACCATGACGTTGTGGACAGCGAGCTCAAGGTCAACTGGAAGGGCTTGGTAGCAGCCATGGCTGCTCTCATGGGTGCCCGTGGTGGTGTGGAGATCCCAGAGGGCGAATGGGAAGCGGTCTACAACCACATGGCCGAGCACTACAAGCAATTTGATAAGGAACCGCCTCAAAAAGACGAAGCGCCAGCGAAAGCCGAAGAACCTGCAAAGGCAGAGGAACCCGTCAAGGGAATGGATGAAGTGGAGACAAAACGGGGTCGTGTTCTCTCCGAAAAAAATCGTGGTATCATACAAGCGTCGCTGGACGCACTCAAGACAGCCACCATCGCCTTGGAAGACTTGCTCGACATGACAGAGCCGTCGCAGGGTGATGACGAAGGGAAAGGTCAGGCAACGCCTTCCCAGGAGGAAAAAACGGAGGAATTGAGCGAGTTCGATGCTTTCATCGAGCAGCGCAAAGTCATCCGATCGCTTGCCACGGTGCTGGGCGAGAGCCTTTCAAGGCTCAAGCTACCGCGCCACTAAATCACTAGACCCCATTATGGATCAGACCAAACTGATGGAGGAGTTCAAGAGCATCGTTGACGATACTCTTGAAAAGAAGCTGGGCGAGGTGGTCGGCAAAGAAGCCGCCGCTGCTGCCCGCAAGGTTGTTGAGGAGATGCGCGTGGAGCGTGCCCTGTTCGGCTATGACCGATCGGGCCTCACGGGAGATCAAAAGAAAAACTTTACCGACGTGGTGAAGGCAGTCGCCTTTGGCCACCATGCGACCAAGGCAAACGAGGAGCTCATCATCGAAGTGGACAGTCGTGGCGGTGTGCTCGTGCCCACGGAAGTGGCCGCAGCCATCCAGCGCATTGCTCGCTCGGTTGGTGTCGCTCTCTCACAGATGCAGCGCTGGCCAATGAACAGCGACAAGCTCGCGGTGCCTGCCTATACGGGCTCGGCGCTCACGGGTGAATACCTCGGCGTCAATGCCGCAGGTTCGATCACGGCTGTCACGTTCAAGGAATCGTTGCTCATTGCTCACAAGTGGCAACTCGCCTTCGCGGTCGGCAACGACTTGCTCGAAGACGCAAGCGTGGAATTGGCCGACTGGCTCATGTCCCTCGCTGCGGAATCGTTGGCGAATATGGTGGATCGTCAGGTGTTCAACGGTGGCGGCGCCTCTGGCGACCCATTCGTGGGTGCCTTGCAGTCTCCTGACGTGACAGTGGTCACGCTTGCCACAGGCAAGGATACGTTCCAGGAATACGGCATCATTGATGACAGCTCCACGATGATCGGGAACATGGAGGAATCCATGCTCGAAGGCGCGGGCTTCTTTATGAGCCGCACGGTGTGGGCGAACCTTCGCACCCAGAAGGACACGGCGGGCAACTACCTGCTCGGTCTCGGTGCTGGTGTTCCTGACCCAATCCTCACAAACGATCCGAAGTCACCCTCTGGACCGCGCCCTGTTGGCTCGATCCTCGGGTATCCTGTCTACACCTGCCGTCACTTCCCAGCGTTGTCTGCCTCGGCTGTCTCGACCAAGTTCTTGGCCTTCGCCAACCTCAAGGCCGTCGGCTACGGAGACCGTGGCGAAATGCGTCTCGAAAAATACAGCTCGGGCACGTTCGGTGGTAAGGAAATCGCTCTCGCAGACCAGATGGGTATGGTGTTCAAGCAGCGTCACGCTGTTGCGATCACCCTCCCAGAAGCCATCGTCGTCGGTAAAACTGCTGCTTCCTAGTCTTGAGATATGGCGCGACTTCCATATCGCGTCCTCAAACCAATCTCCTACTACGGAGAACGCGCAGAGCGTGGAGCGGAAGTGCTGCTCGAACCGTCGGACGCCGAGAATATCGGCTCGTCCTACGTCGAAGCGGTCACTGCCGCTCCCGCTCCGAGCGAGCCTGTGGAGCCAGAAGTGGCTCCCGTGCCTGCTCCTGCGCCAGAG